GCAATATTTCCGTATATTTTACTCGCTCCGCCGTCTATTGTCATGTCACCAGTACCACCTTTTGCAGATACCCCAATATTCCATTCATATCCAGCATATGTATCTGCTGCGGTTGGCAATGTTAAATTAAGAGTGCTTCCGGCACTGAGATCAACAAATATATATCCACCAAATGGTAATGAGATAAGACCGAGACTTACTGGACTCCCATTATCTAGTAACTCTGCCGGCATTATCACACCTCTAGATCCACTAAAAGTAGTAACAGCATCTCCGTATGTCGACACGGATCCATTTAATACAATAGACCCAGTTACCTGCAGGTCATTGGTAGTTGCATAAAATGACCCGGTCTGAATAAATATTCCTTGGGTTCCTCCGGCATTGGCAGCATATGATGCAGTAACAGCATATGATGAACTAACAGCATATGATGAACTACCAGCATATGATGCAGTAACAGCATATGATGAACTAACAACTGTACCTGTATAAATTCCATCGAATGAACCAGTAAATGAACCAGTAGCAACAACTTCTGTGGTAGCTGTTCCGTCTAGTGCGTCGATGATTCTAGTTATGTGTTCTGCTTTACTAGTTAATCCGTCTTGTATACCTGTCTTACTTATTGTTGCCATTTACTTTTCCTTTTTTATACATTGGCCAATTTTTGGTTTTATCATTAAGCCATTCTTGGCGTTTATCACAACCACAATCTTCATCTAATAATTGTGCGATACGTTCAGACAATTTGTCTAATCGTGTTGCTGACGTAATCTTTTTTATGCTGTCTCCTAGACCTTTAGATTTCATATTATTTGCTTATTTTTTAAAATTCATATCATTAAGACGAATTCTTAACTTTTTTAATAATGTGTTTTGATTTGGGGTAACTGGTATTTCGAATACTTGACCTCCTGGATATCCATAATCATTATCTGGATGCATTATCTTTGTATTACCAGAGTCATCAATTCCTAAAACTTTATGTGGGACATCGTGCATTGTAATGTTTCCACTAGGTATCATTGTGCACTTACCCGGGTGGTTTAGTTGACCTTGTGGGTCAGCAATTGCATTAGTATATTTCATTACCCGTTGCCATCCTTCATTATCCAATATTTTTTGTTTGGTCATATGAGCTGCTAATTCGTCTAATACGGTATCATACTGTTCTTCTACTACTTGTTCTACTTGTAGCTGACTCAGTGTTATCTGTTTGCTTAATTGTTTAATACGATCGAGTAATCCAGAATTACGTATTTTCTTGAATGCTAAATTTTCAACTGAATATTCTCCCTCAGCTTCTAATCCAGTTTGTCGCATTTTATATAAACGTGTTAATATGCTTTCTAGTTTAGATTCCAATCTAGGATCTGTATCTGTTAACTTTTCTATTTCATATTCTATAGGATCTGCTTTTGATTGAATAAGTTCATCATCAACTGATACGATGTCAGCAGAAGGCTGTTTTAACCATTCGTTAGTCATTAATGAATATTGTCCTACAGATGCATGCAATTGATCGTTTTGATCTTGAGCATATAATTCAATATCCATTCCTTTGAATTTTAACGGATAGTTATTGTTCCATATGCTTTTCTTTGCCATCAAGTAATTTTTAACTAGGTGCAGATTATTACCTACTGCCTGATAATTAATCACTACATGCAAATCAATGTCAGAATATTCTGTCCAATTATAGTTAGCATTACTACCAATAATTAAAACATCAAACACTTGCACTGTTTCTGGTAACTCTAGGAATTTATAAAATGCATCTGCAATACGCAAAAACTTTTCATTCAACCCCGGCTTAAGTTGATCTCCATCCCATAGTTTAGGATTTAGTGTGCTCTGTGTTTCATATTCCGTTAACATGATTATTCTTCGCCTTGTTTATATGTGTATTGTTCTGCACCCAATGGTGGATACTCATCTAGATCTGATAATTGGATTCCGTATGCATTTGCTGCTACATTTAATGTGTCTTTTGCTGCTTTACTCAATCCAACAACCGCATCGCGCGTTGCTTGCATACTTGCATATGTTCCAGGCATTGAACTTGCAACTGCCCATTTTGCTAATGGAATAATCCCAACTTTACCTAGGTGTTCTGAACTTTCAAGTCCCAATGTCTCTCCAGCCATCTGCATTTCGTTCCATATCCAATCCACATTTTTTGCAAATGATGTTTTTAATACATTTGCTGTTTGTGACGATATTATTTTGTTAGCGGTAGACTCTTTATATGTGTTCCACAATATGTTGTTTTTAGCAACAGCTTGTTTTGATATAATTTCACCAAACTCCTGTGCTAACTCTGGATCTGCCTTTGATAATGAAGTCATGAAGTCTTGAGTACTAGTTGCAGATTGAAGCATACCATCCCAATCAATAACACCATCATTATATAGTTTCTTGAAACGAGGAGATAATTTAGAATTTGCATTCATTACAGCCTTAATTGTTTTAGCATTTTTTTTACCTAGATTAGAGCCAGCTGCTAAAAACGATTGATAAATATCACTAAATTCTTTAGAAATTACCCTTCTCTGTGCAGATCCACCAAATTTGGTTAGGTATCCCAATCTTTCAGGACTTTGTGCGCTCTTTTTAATAAATCGTGCTTCGGTTTCAGCTCCCATTGCAGCTAACTGTTTAGTTGGAAAGAATGGCATTTTCTTGATCCTAGGCAATAATCCAAATGTCAAGTACTTTTCTACTGCTTTTGGTGTTTTCCATATCTTTGAAGATTTTTTTGCTGCTGCTTTGGCCGCATTAGCTTTAGCAGCTGCTTTTAATGCTTCATCAAATCCCTTTTGACCTTTTATCATATTTGTTCCAGCATCATCTAGAGCCTTTGAGACCCGTTTACCGCCAGCTATATTAGGAACTCCTTTTCCTGCATTTTTAAGCATGTTTCCAAAACTACCAAATGCCTTTTCAATTTGCCTTAATTGTTTATCAGTAATTGCTCCACTAGCTAACAATTTATCTGCAAGTTCTTTTATTGCTTTTGGATCACCCTTAAGCCACCATCTACCTACTAAATTACTAGCTCCTACTTTACTAAGAATCTTTGAACCTCCAACGGCCGTTTTTATGCCTTTAAATGCTCCTTTAATGCCTAATGATATAACACTCCCAACTACCGGTATTATGGCTATTAACGATAAAAATCCTTCGAAGTATTTGTCTCGCCAAAAATATATGATAGCATTAATAAGATCTAACGCATCTCCAAATACAGGAATTAGACCAGCAAAGTCCAATATTGTTTGCAATGTGTCTAACCATGGAATTTCTTTAGGTTTGTCAAATGTACTCTTTGGTTGTTCTACATACGCTAAATTCGTAAACTTTCCAGTTGCGTCAATAGTAGCTAATGGTTTACTGTCTGCTAAAGTAATAATAGCCGCTGGATTTTTTGACATTATGGTTATAAGTTTTTTACTGTCGTCATAAGTGTAACCAAAACGACCCATTAAATTAAAATCATATACTGCCCCATCTTCATAAAATGTAAATAAATTCTTATAAGATGTTTCACGTTCGCCGGATGGTGGTATAGTTACAGTTACATCATATGCAACTAAATTTGAACCTCTAGTTTCTTCCGACGTACCGGGTATGTTTTTTAGAAATTCTTGAGTCTTTAATGTGGCAGCTGGCCACGTGGTTTTATCTTCTTCTGTTTGTTCTGATAATAACACTCCCTTATCGGCAGTAAATGCATTTTCTAATAATCGAATATGCTCTTCTCGAGCTATCTCTATGTGCTCTTTAACTAACTGAATCTTAACATTAATTGTCTCTTGTTCAATTAATTTTGATAAGTACGCTTTATTCATGTATTATTCCTATTTTATATAAATATAACTATTTCCAAAAGAGCTGTATAAATATAATAGAAAATGCTAATACTAAACATGTAGCAGTTTTTGCACTAACACCTTCACCCCGAAACAAGTAAGTCATTGCAGTAAATATAACTATACCAGAAACAAAAGACACAAATCTTCCAGGCCAAAACTCTCCTTGAAATCCATGCACTGCTAAACGAGTAGCTTCCATGAATAAATAAGTGATTGGGATTCCGAGTAATGTCAATGCCCACTGCCATGTTTTGGCCCAAGGCCATAAGATAGGACCATTAACTTGTATCCAAACAATGCATTGTCCTAATGTAAATAATAAAGCTGAATTGATTATATATTTGATATCCATTTATATATTATAAGAAATATATATGAATATTCAAATTATTTAATAAGATATCCTGGTAATTTAATTGCTAGGTATTTTAAGGTTTCTAGCTCTTCAGTTGTTAACTTTACTTTTTTAGCAACATAATCCGCTCGAATAATTCCAATTGCCTTTTTATTGAGATCAAATATAGCAAATTGATATACTGATTTAACGCCGTCTTCTAATAATTTATACTTACAAAAACTTTCTGGGTAATTTCGTTTGATATCGTAACAGTGATATTCTTTATCGTTAATTAACGGATGGAGAGTAGATAAACAGGCAGACACTGGTATATTTTGTAGATCTAGTTGTGTTCTAGAAACTCCTTGATTTACAACTTCATATGAACATGAAAGCTTTTGCATTGATTTCCCGGCATAATATTCTCCGCCGTTATGAAATGAAAATATACTAATTCGATCAGCTGACAATTCACTCTTGACATCGTCGAGCTTAGACAATAACTCCCCATCTTCTCGTATAGTTTGATCGATAATACAATTGTGTCGATTCTTTTTTCGATCTAAATAGTATTTAAACCAGATTGCTGCCAATGTTCCACCAACCCCAATTAATGCAGTTCCGATTCCTAGATATAATTCAAACATTATGATGTTTATTCGTTATTTGATTTAGATTTAAATATTTTACCTGCTTCTGCAATTCCGAAACTTCCCAATGTAATCCATAAAAATGAATTGTAAATAAATTCATTAACATGTAATGGATTACCCATCCACCCGGTAATGATATCTGCAACTGCAAATATAACCATAATTGCAAATGAAGCAAATCCAACTACACTTTTTTCGTTGATATCATTGTCGTCTTTAAATATATTACCAAACGCCATAAGTTTTCCTTTAATGTTTAAAAGTAACTTGTTCATAATATAAAACCTTTTTTTTTTGTTTATAATTTATAATTGTTTTAACATTTCTACTAGTTCTGGTTGCGGGAAACAGTCGAATTTATCTTTACGAACACTAGTGTGTGTCCATAGTCCAAATTGCTTAGCATTATATGCATCTGAGTTAAATTCAAATGCATCTGCCGGTGAAACGCCTTCTTTCAATAGTTTCGGCAATCCATTTACTAAATCCATTTTAGGATAAATATCTCGTAGGTGAAGAATCAAGAGCCGTAAACTCTCAATTTGTTTGTCTGTGTATGCGTGCCAATACTGATGTCCTCTAAATTTATATCCTAAATCACAAACAAATTCTGGTTTAACTTCTGTGTTAACATATGTGTAATACTTGTCTCCTTTTTTAGTCAGGTATCCAAAATTGCAAAGCTCAACTCCTCCTGATAATTTAGATATTTTAAAAGCTCCGACTTTACCTAAGTGCCATCCTAAATAATTGTTTGGAAAACATTCTACAACAACACCATCATGTTTGGTCTTGCCTTTAACATTGCTACCACCAATAACATATTGAGTAGCTACACGACCTCTTTTGTCGTTGTTCCAATTTCTAACTACGTTGTATGGATTATCCCAACCTGCTGTGTGATGTATGAAAAATCCCAATGGTTCAATTTTACCATAGTCTCTTACATATTCATCTTTGTCTAGATATTGACGGTCAATTGTTAAACCGTTTTTAGTTATATATTCAGATTCTTGTGCAGAAGCTTCGTTGTCAGTATCAATACCTATAACTTCCCAAGTTTTAGATCCCACTAACCCGTCAACAGTTAAATTATTATCTTTTTGAAATTTTTTGACGGCATCTTCTGTCCCTTTACCAAATATTCCATCGGCTGTTATGCCCAATGCTCGCTGTAATTCTTTGACTAACGACCCTTTTGAGCCTACTTTAAGTAACATATTTAATCCTTTAATAATAAATATGTATTGTTTAAAATTAATCTATAAATTTTTTATTTGATTCGGGATCGTGTTGTATATATCCACCCCATTTGTATTTTGCATAGTTGTGTCCATTAATTTCTGCTTTTTGCCTTGCTTCTCCATTTGTTGAAGCCGAGGCAAAATGGTAAAAGTGTAGATTATATAGTCTAATTAAGGGTATGTTGTTTAAATCTGCCTTTAAAAAGAAATCCCAATCTGCTACCATTCCTAATTCATAATTTTCATCCCATCCTCCCATTTTTAAGTAATCTAATTTAGACATGAATATAGGTAATGTTGAGCCAAACGCATCTTGTTTTTCTATGGAGATGGATTTTTCATATTCCCAAAATTTATCTAAATCAAATTCACTTATGTTTTTACCTAAATCTTTGATATGGAATTGAGAGAACATACTTGGGTATGGTTCGATTTGGTTGGGTGAGATTAAAGCCCCATCACTCCAATTTAACTCAAGAATAATATCCCAATCTTTAGGAAACACATTGTCATCATTAACGATCAGCACCTTATCGTATTTTGCATTCATTACACCTAGATTGGTGCCTCTACACAAACCAACATTCGTCGGTAGGTTCAGTATATCAATTGAGTCTTTCCATCGGTCTAAGACCTCTTTATTTAAGTCATAGAACCCATCTACGACAACTATGATCTGATTTTTATTTTCCTGGCCTAGAATTGCTGATTTTAAGCATAAGTCGAGCAGCTCTGGCGATTTATATGTTGGGATAATTACCGATATCATAGTTTACTCCAATCTGTTAATGGTGATAGCCATCTAGTTTCACCGTGAGTTGCATATCCTGGTAGCGGAGTTATTAATAGTTCTCCGAGTTGCCTTAATTCCAAGAACATTTGGAAGTCATTTGGATGTGTCCCCGCAGTGTGTTTTCTTAATACTGGTTCGACTCGTTTTAGTGTGGATACCTTTGCTGCAAATGTCATAGTCGTGCTATTAGTTATTTTCCAATGACAGCTGTTAGTCAAATAAACTCTTGTGTCTTCAGCACCCCCAACACAATACGGATTACCTCCTTTGCTTGGGTCAAGGTATTTGTCAGGATGATCATATAGTGCTACGAATGATGCTCCTAACTCAAATCCTTCTTGTATTATCTTTGCTGACTCTGTTTTGTGTATGTAATCATTTTCAATAAAATATACTATATCATCGTCATCGTAAGTCAAAGCTTCGTTTAATGCTAAGTTAAAAGTACCCGCACCATGTCCAACTGAGGCATAATATATATGATCTCTAGATTTATATTTTTGAATCATGTCATTTGTCTCTGTGGATATATTATCTGCTATAATAGACCAATCTGCGTCCGAGAAAACTGAAGTAGCATTCTTTAAGCAGGATTCATTGTTTATGTAATCTGGTTTTTCTTTTTTATAACCAGCATCTGATATTCTATATATAATTTTTGTTTTTCCGGGTATCTTCATTGCGTGTGCATGACTTTGTCGATGATTTTCAGTATAGATGTCTCTGTCTCGTTCAAACATGTTTTGAAAATGCAACATCTTAAGATTTAATTTGACTCCAGTTTCTTTATGTAGTTTCCATTCACTGTAATTCATAGTCATTTGATCTCGCACTGAAGGAAATGATTGATAATCAGATAACCATTGATCATAATACTTGTGAATATTTTCACTGTTATTGTTTATAATCATCATTCCTGATGTATACAATCCATTTTTTGCAGGATATCCTTCATCTATAAACATTTGAACGTGTTTACTAATTCGTTCTGGTGTATCTCTTTGTACCTGGACTATGGTATTTGCCTCATCATAAACACAACTTCTATTTGGATGTTCGCATATACAAGCATCATATGAATCATTATAACCATATTTAACTAATAATTCATTTAAGTCAATATTAATAACACATTGACCTCCTATTGTTACTACAACGTCATAATGCTTTGGCAAATATTTTCTATGACCAATCATTAAAGACATTGCTCTTCGTTTAGCTGGCTCTAACTTTTTATCAACATCATCTATTTGTATAATTTTCCAAACATCTGATTTTAGATTAGGATTATCTGTAACACATATATAGTCCCAATCGGGTGTTATTATTCTGGGTTGTTTTAGATTGTCATAATCTCCTACAATAAATGTGTATATACATTTTTTATTTTTCATCATTTAATGTTTTATTTTTACTAAAAATTGGAAATTCTGTTAAATCTCTATATCCATTGTTTTCTATCATATCATGATTATGTTCTGGGTAATTTTGTAGTAAACATAATCCGTGAGCTGCTTCTTGTGGTGTCATATACATATTCCATCCAAGCTGTTCAATTGAATCCTCTTTGTAATACTTTTCACTTCTTCCTTCATATCGAGCTTTCTTAAACCAATCAACAGCTTTTTTATCATCTGTTAATATCATACCTCCTTTACCAATTCCCAAATGTTTTTTAATATGAAAAGATAAACCCATATAACTTCCGGGGATGTACATATTTGAAGTTAATCTTTTAGCAGCATCATAAATAGAGTAAGGCTTTAATTGATATATTCCAACCCAATGATTAGTTTTTTCACTTTTATCAAATATAACTTCACCACCAGCATGCATTATACTCATAGGAACTGATAAGTATGTTTTTGATGGTATAGTAACTTCCTTAACTTTTAAATACTTACATATTAAAAATAAAGCATTAGTGCAACTATCAACTGATACTGCGTAAGGAGCACCTGTGTAGGAAGCAATTTCTTCTTCAAACATTTGTACTATTTTGTACGGATTGTGTTTTTTTATAGGCATATTTTTAAAATTTTAATTTAGCTAAACCAAAACCATCAATTCCATGATTATTTCCATTATAAAGCATATATATTTTATTTTTATGTTCAAATACAAATGGATAACAAACCATTTCACTATCCCACCCATTTTTGGAAACATCTAAATTAGGGTTAACATTTAATTTAAATTTTTCCCCATTTTCACTCTCAGCATGTCCTATTCTATATAAAGTACCATCTCCGCTTCTATAAGAATACCACATATACCATTTATTATTAATTTTTAATAATGTTGGTCTTGAAAATGCTTGTATTTTTCCTAATTCATAAGGTAATGAAATTCCTTTATAATCCCAAATTTCTCCATTAAGAGAAGTTGAATATTTTAAAACATGGATCATTTCCCCATTCTCAGAACTCCAATCAATAGTAGAACCATACCACATTTTATAAATCTTATTTTCTTTAATTATAAAAGGATATGATAAACTTATAGGATCATTTTCATTAGATTCTAACAATAATGTGGGTTTACTAGCTATATTATTATTAATTTCAAATTTCCCAATATCTCCTCTCCAATGATTATTTCCTTTTATTTGCCATCCCATAAACCCAATAAAAGATTTACCATTTTGTTCCCACATATTTCCTATACTAATACCATGAGAATAAAAACTATTATCAGGCCCATAGGTTAATATAGGTGTTTTAGGATCATTGATAATATTCTGAGTTAGTATATCTATATCAACATAAGATACTGATGATTTATTGTCTTTATTTCTTCCATTGTAGAATATTCTGAATATATCATCTTTTAAATGTACTCCTAATGGATTAGAGGCATGGGTAAGTAAATAAGGATTTGTATTATTTACTTTATATATTTGTCCTAATTTTTCCCACTCCATAATTTATAATTTAAATTGATCACTAGTTTTATCTAATTTAACACTTCTAGGGGGAACATATACTGCTTTTGGAGTGGTATTTTTAGAAATATAAGACCCAGCTCCAATTAAATTTTCATTTTCTATAGTTACTCCATGAGCTATTGTTGAATTTACCCCAATAAAACAATTGGATTTAATTAAACATTGTCCAGATATTACTACATGAGAACTAATAAAATTATGGGATTCTATTTCTCCATGATGACCTATATGATTACCACTCCATAAAATAACATTATTACTTATTTTTACAAAGGGCTGAATAGTATTATTTTCAAATATAAAACAATTATCCCCAATTGGGTATTTTGTTAAAATTGTAGCTTTAGAACTTATATATGTTGGAAGAGTGTAACCTTTTTCTTTAGCTTGGTAATAACGTTCTTTTCTTAAATGATTTAAATTAGTATAACTTAAACCAACATACATAAAATAATCAGTAGGTGGATATAATTCTTGTACTTTAGAAAAAGGAACTATAGGTAACCCTAAATAAGTATCTTCTTTTATATATTCGTCATCTAATGTGAAAGCTACCACTTCATATTCTGAATCATCTGTTAGATATTGTAAAATAATTTCAGCAAATAAACCGCATCCGAAAATAACTATTTTTTTATTTTTTTTCATAATAATTTATTATCGTTGTATCCATTAGTTAAAATATTTTATTGTTTCTGGTCCTAAATTAAAAAACATATCTAATATACTAACAGCATGATCAAACCCATTCCACTGCTGTTTATATTCAGGATATCCTGAAGAATTATAGTATTCTATTTCTATATTATTATTAATGAATAAACTTTCATCCATATAATTTTTTGCAGCTGGACCTGTGTAGTATTTTTCTGCATTTAATTCTTTACACACATTTACTAACTTTTCTGTTCTATCTCCTTTTAAATCGAACTCTTCAGACGAAATAATTTTTATGTCTATTTTTAATAATATAATAATTTTTTTTATAAATTCCAAATTTATATCAGATAAAAATATAGATTTAGGATTAAGATAAAGATCTCTAAAATATGGTGCATAGTCGTTAAAATAGGGAGCTTTTTTGTAATTATTTTCAATGAAATTCCAATGTTTGACTCCCCAATCGATGTTACTAACTTGTGCCTCATTAATTTTTTGATAATATTTTCCTTTTACGTCTATGGGAATACTTAACCACTTTGGACCATTAGGAGTAATTAGTTTATTTCTATTCCTCCAATCTCTTTTAGTATATTGCATATCATCATACAAAACTAGGTGAGTTGCATATCTCATGTAAGCAAAATATCCTTTCCATGGGATATAATTTGATTGCGTTATTATTACTTTACTCATTTGTTATATCTCGTTTCCCTAAAATCTAAAACACTATTATACTCTTTACTCATATAACCTAATATACGGTTCAAAGGGTAATTGTTTGAGTGTTTGCCTTGTAATGCTAAAGGAAGATTAATTTGTTGTTTCATAAAAGGTAAAACGTACATATGATTTATCCCATATCTAAATTTATTACTAATATTATTACCTGCTTTATGATATGTCATAGAATTAAATAAAATAACATCACCTGATTTGGCATTAGGCGTATCTTGAAATGATACAGGATAGTTATTTGGATGTTGTTCTGATAAATGAGATGTTGGAATAAATGTTGTTCCTCCATTCGATTCACTATAATCATCTAAACAAAAATATACATTAACTCCAATTGGTTTAGAAGTTGTAAAATTTTGATGAATAATGTCTCTATGATAAAAAGACTGGTGATGATTTTTTTTAGGTTCAACTATAATTGAATTTTGTAAGCTTAAAATATAATAATTTCCTAATATAGATTCAACACATTCTATAATTTCAGGAATTGTTAATAAATTTAAAAAATAATCATCATATAATAAAGGACAACGTACTGATCCTTGTTCGTTTATTGTTTTTATTTTATCTAAACCAAATTCAGTTATTTGTATTTGTTGGATTTTATCTAATTTTTTTTTCAAAAGAGTAACTACCGATGGCGATAAAATATCTTTTAAAATTGTATATCCTTTGTTATTAAACTCTTCTTTATCAATCATTCCAAAACTTTAAATTTAACCAACTATTGTCTAAAAATATTTGCTCAATACTATCGCGGACGTTAGGTCTCACCTTTCCTATATATTCAGATTCTTCTTTAATTAAATCAATTAAATGATGAATATCTCTATAATTACGCAAAAAAGATAGATAATTATCTCCAGGTCCTAATGTTTTTCTTCCCATATGAGCTAATTCATACATTGTTGTACATCCGGCCATTTCATTGGGTTTAATGTAAACAAAACAGTCTTGATATTGAGTTTTTACTAAATCATCAAAAGATTTATGATTGGTATATATTATTCTATCTTCACCAAAAACATCCATTAATGGGACTACTGTTTCTTTAAATTTATAATGATCTAATCTATCACCATGGAGTCCTTTATAGACATATATATTTTCTCCTAATGTTGTTAAAGGTAGATTGCTATAGTTCTTATTTGGTATGTAACACACTTTGTGTGTAATATTATACTCGCTGAGTTTCTTGCTATGCTGTCCTGGTGGGGCAAATGTAAAGGTATTATCCTTTTTCATCTCATCTTGTATAAATTCCAATTGTCTAGGAGTCATGTCTCCGCCTCCCCAAGCAATTATCCTAGGACCTTTGTGGTTGGATATTGTAATATAGTCGATGGGCTCATATATTCCAAAAAATACAGCGGGAGCATTAATATCGTAATAATCCACCAAGTTCCATTTTGTCATAAAATTTTGTCTGAAAAATCTCATTGAAGAATATAATTGTCTAAAGTCTTGAATCATAACTTGCTATACATTTCGTTTTGTCGTTCTTGCCGATCAATTGTTTTGTCATGTCGCAAACACCAATGCTTTTCAGTTGGTAAGTAACTCATTGTACGGTAGCCTTCTAATACTTCATGAACTCGATTCGCCCATGTTATCTTTTTATTGTTCTTGTAAATGCGCCATTGAAAGTCTGGAAAGTTTACCCATCCTTGATCATTAACGCCCCAATTCCATTTTGCTATATGTTCTTTAGTAAGTCCTTCAACTGTGTTTATTCTAGGAACTTTTAACACATCAACGTCATTATGTTTTAATACTTCGGGTATCATATCCATCATATATGTTGTAGGCATCTCATCTGCGTCTATCTGAAATATGTAATCTCCTGTGCAATGTTTTGTTAGGTTATTTTTAAAATTTGCAAAGTGGTTATTTAGATCAAATGTTATATACTTAACATTACTTAACCCTTCACAATATTCTTTAACTTTAACATCAGGTAATCCTTTAACACTACCACGTGAATCTTGTTGTATAACAATTTCATCTTCCTCTCGTTTATGTTCTAGAAGAAGTGGAATTAGCTTTTGAATTTCTTCGAATTCATTACAGACGGTAATTGCGTAACTTATCTTCATATGTATATAATATAAAATTTATATCAAAAATCCTATACTTTTTGTAGTTTCGGCAATTCTAATTTAGGAAGTTTTAATTCTACATGTTTTGGAATAGATTCAATCCCAGTGTCAATAATTTCTAATACTTGATCATATCTTTTAGAAACAGCCGTTTCAGTAAAGTTACTATTAACAAAATATCGTTGTCTTTTTGATAACTCATTCCATTTCTTAGTATTCTTTAGTATATCAACAAACATTTTACTAGCATACCCATAATCAACTGTAAACCACTGTGCTTCTTTTAAAAGAAAATCATTTGCTGCAGATTCATGTATATTTGTCATTGTTCCTGGTAATGCACATATAAATTCTTTTTTCAAGAAGTCTGCCTGGCCAGAATAATGTGGAGCCATGATAGGTTTCCCCGTTGATGCAAATTCGAGTAACGGTCTTCCGAATCCTTCTGCCTTGGTAAATGATACCATTGCTTTAATCTTGGGATGATTATATAACGCATTCATTTCTGCATTAGTTAAATCTCCATGCAATAGGTATACTGGAGGTAGTTTGTGTACTTCATTCCCAAAAGTATTTCGTACTTGTTCTATCTTTTTTTCAATTTCCCAACGATCTGTTATGCTATATGTTGCACCACTAGTTTTCAATACCAATGCTGGTTGTGTAGATCTTTGTTTGTCTTTAAATGACTTAAAGAAACAATGCAATGCACCACTAATATTTTTTCGATCTTCTCCTAAATTACCTTGTAGCCAATGTCCGCACATTAAGAATGCATTCTTTTCTTTAATTGAATCTAATGCTGGTATTGATGTTGTTACGTTTTTATTGCTATATACAGTATCATCAAAATATTCTGAAATAACTTGAATATTTGTTGTTATAGGTTTGCCTGATTGTGCTGCGGTATCTTCAAATGTTTTCTTTGTGAATTCGCTTGGTACAATTATTAATTGCATCTGATTGATTCGATCAATCCACTCCGGATTACAAACACTACCTTCGGTACCAGCAGTTACTCCTATATTATATTGACCAACTGCTTGAAACTCATTTGGTACTGTTATTTGTACCCAAATATCTGGTTTAGTCTGTAGTGGTAATCCGATAAATCGTTGTTTCCAATCACTTGATATAGGATATGTAAATGGTGTATTGCCCCATGGCATTGACAGTAGGTTAATTTCCCATTCTTTGCCTTTTTTGTCTATAAACTGTTTAATAACTTCTCGGGCATGGTGCCCATAACCAGATTGAGTTGCAACTGGTGATGATATAACTACTTTTCTCATTATGCTATTCCTATATTTTCGTATTGTTTTTCTTCTACTTTGTTAAATGTGTATCTTGGTCTTTGAATTGGTGACTCTAACAAGAAATCCATCATTTCAATCATTTTGTTACCCATTTGCTTGGAAGTTAATCCATTCTCTAAACAAAACTCTCTTCCTGCTAACCCAGCTGCTTTTCTCTGTTCTGGCTCAGTAATATACCAATCATATATTGCAGTTGCTACGTGTTCTGATTGAACTCGGTCGTCGAATATAAATGGAGTTGCTACAGATCCTTGTATTGATCTGTTACTAGGGAATATTGGCTTCACCCATACTCCATGATCTGCATATTTTGCTTTATGATTAGTTGGAAAATCTTGAGTGAATTCAATTAATTTCCCATGTTCATCTCTAAATCCACATTGATCCTGTAACCCACCAGTAACATTATTAATAATAGGTGTTCCAGATAATAATGCTTCGGTACTACTCAATCCCCATCCTTCATTGCTAGCTATATTAATTACTACATCTACTGAGTTATATACTGCGTTAAGATCTTGGATTGAGAGTTTTGCTTCAGAAAATACAATTTTACAATTTGGAGCAATGTGTTTTGCTACTGCTCTTAAGTCTGTTCCATTTGTGTCAACTGCAGATGTATGCATCAGTAACATTGTTTTAGATCGCTCCTCTTCTGGTAGCATATCATTAAACAATTTAAATGCTAATATTACATCTGCTGGTTGTTTTCTTCTAATATTTCGATTGTTCCAAAACACTACAAATTCAGCATCATTGTTTGTTTTTACTTGTTCTAATATTTTAACATATGCCGGATCATTGTCTGGAAGTGGTTTATATATATTATGATCTAATCCATGTGGTACATAACCAGTAATAATACCATTAGAATTAGAATTAGTTTTTGAATCATAATCATATACCCCAAATCCGTTTTGTTTAAGAACTTCTCTATGTATATTATCTGATTGTTTACTGATTCCCATAATCAAATCACAACTACCGTAATAAGGGGCGTTCCACATTGGATATGGTAGATCATCCCAAATTGAATAATATGCTATTGGGATTCCATATGTAGTTTTAATTTCATGTTCTAATGAATATAACCATGTCCAATATCTAGGATCTGTAAAGTGTAAAATTACATCTGGTTTTTCTTGATTAATTATAGAAAATAATACGTTTCGATCGCCATACCCCGTCCATGGAATAACTTTTACATCGGCATCAGCTACACCAGTTTCTTCTTGAATCTGTTTCGATACATCTTGTGCTTTACCATGCTCTGGATGTTGTAGTGCAGCTCCTAACTGTATCCAATCATAGTGATGTACTGTTTTTAAAATAATTTCGCGGCTGATAGTTCCGATGCCGCTAGGTAATCGAAAATCATCGGATAATAATAAAATTTTCTTTTTTGTAGATTTGTTGTTGTCTATTGTTTGTATTTTTGGTAACTCCATTTAAACTCCTTATAACTTTTATATAAATATCAACCTAGTAAAACTACCGGTTTATTTTGTTTATTAATATTACTATATGCTGTTTTTAGAAACGGATCCAGTGTGGATTCATTTGTCATGATAATCATATAATCACAATTCTGTGCGATAAGTTTCATTCTGTGGTGTAATTGACTAAAGTGATATGATTTGCCATAATATGTCTTTGGCATTGCTGAATATAGATTATATCCTGAATATGAAGGATTATATTCTTTATAGTTCATTCCAAATTCTAATGCATATTTTCTAATCATACTATTAGCACCACCAGACCCACCAGCTCCTACGATTACAACTTCATCGAATTTGTTTTTTAATCCTTGCAGCGTTTCTTGAACTTTACGGCGATTCTGCCAATTGTTATTTCCTATAACTGCAACGTTAGTCGTATTTTTCATATGCAAACTTAACTGTTTTTGGATAATGCTTATATGCTATGCGTAAACCGATTTCTAATAATTTTCTATTCTGTTTAGTGTTAGGCCCAGTAATATCAGTACACAAAGTATATTCGCACTTTGTATATCCAATACTATGTGATTTGTGTTTACTCAAAACAAAATCATATACATATACGTGTTTATGTTTATGTGGTTTATACATATACTATATAATATAAAAAACTATTCTCGAATCCTATTTTCTTTAGGACAATTTTCATAATCAGTTTTAAATGGACACCATTTGCAGTGTTTAGCTCCCTTACCAGCAAGTGCCAAATACTCTCTTTCCTTATTCTTATTTCCAGCGGCATCAAAACATGTTTCTACAAACTCATCGATTCGTTTCTGTACTTTTCTCTGTGTAACCGTACCCGATGCTGGTTGATGTTGTTGAATTCGTTTTTGAGGAAACATTGAATTCTCCATTAGCTTTCGCTTAACTATGAAAAACTCTACATTGATATTTTCTTTAGGAACACCATATTGTTCTGAGAAATATGTTTTATATGTAACTAATTGAGCTGACTTTAATGAGTCTGCTTTCTGATATTTATTCCAGCCCGTTCTGCTAGTTTTAATATCAAAAATTTCTATAGTATTAGTAGGCTTATGTCGTAACACTAAATCCATAAATCCATACCAATAAACTGATGAATTCTTTTGTGATGCTGGAGTACACAATTCCATTTCTATTCCTATCAACTCATAATCACGACTTGAAAAATATTGTCCTCTACGCTTTTTGAACCAATCTAATATAGCAATACCATCTTCATGATATTCTGCTAATTGTAATGGATTTGAAAAATGCTCACCGTTACGATCAGCAACACATTTACTATATTCAATTTTTAGATTTTCCATTAATAAGTTTGGTAAATCTATTGCATCTGCTTTCTTTACAGACTCAGTATACATAACCGTCAGAAAGTGTTGCAGTGTCTCATGAAATGCAGTTCCAAAGACAGTATCGATAGATGCCGTGAATGGTGCTAATCGATCAATATATGCTAACTTCCAATTCAATGGACATTTTTCATACATTGCCCATTGTGAATATGAAATTCTAGTTGGCACCGACTTTGGATCTCTTACTGCCAATCTATAAACCGGACTAATATAATTTACGTTTTCTTTACTCATCAGATCCATTTAATGTGAAACTAGTATTATATAATACACAATCTATTAATCCAGACATTCGATCATTAATCATCTCATAAAATTCATGACTGCGATCTACTTTCTCATCATCTAGTAATAGTAATTCTTCTTCGGTTGGTTCATATTCATCCCAATCATCACCGAATTTATTATATGATGCAGCACCAATAAAATTGAATCCTTCATCTTCCCAATCAATTAGCAGACTAGCATCTGGATCCATCTTTGAAACATGATCATAGATTCTTTCAAATAACCCATGTGCCGGATGCCATGCTGAATTTATGTTTAAATTAATTTCTAATTCGTCGATATCAATATCTTCAAAAGATATCCATTTTGCACCTAGTTTGTCAATATAATCGCTTCTTGTTTCTTCTACATCAGGACATATTATTTTAAAATACGCATCTTGTAGTTTTGTGATTCGTTGCCAATATGTAGTTACAGAGTCATCTACATCAGGACTATTCATCCATTTATCATATTGCAAAATATCAGATTCAAATTTACGACACGCTTTTTCATCTTCGAATCGGATATGAATATTAGTATAAACATGATTTGCCATATTACTTCTTTTATTATTAATATAAGAAAAATATTGCTAATAACCTAATTATTTAAACTCTTTAAGATATATATCAATTACGTCTTTAGTTTTATTTAGGTCTTGTTCAAAGTTACCTTTGTGTCGACAACGTACAATTCGTTTAAGAATATCAAATTCATATGCATTGAGTTCCCACTCTGTTGCAAATTTATATAGACTATCTTTGCCGATATAATGTTTTTGGGTATGTGTGAATGGTATTTCCTTTATACTCATTTTATTCCTTTCAATAATTTCTTCTTTTCTGTTTTATTATATCCATATAATGAAAGTATTCGATCACAACTGTCTTTATCTAATAATTCTAAATATTCAGTTACTTCAGATTTACTTACTTGATAATGCTCTGCAAATTGCTGTATTAGTTTAACATCATATTTGTCAGACTTTTTACCTTTTATGTATTTAGCAAATGCTTTATTACTTGGTAATAGATCATGATATAGTTTATATGTATCTCTTGGCTTTAATTGACCAATAGTATAACACTGAAGTTCATTGACTAAATCAGTTAACTCCATTCTCATTGATAGCCAACGATTCACAATAAATGGAGCAAACTTCTTCTGATCTGTCTCTGACCATTCTTCCCACTTTTTCTTTTTGCTAGTTATGCCGTTTATAAAATCAAATATACTTGCCATTATAATTTATATTTTTGTTT